GCGCTGATGAATTAGAAGGCATCGCACGCGATAGAGCCAAGGCAGGCAGTGATGTGCTTCTGATTTTCTTATTGAAGGGATTGCGTCCATGGAAATATCGAGACAATCATCATGTCATTAGTACCAGCACACCAACAGATTACGTCATCGATCTCAGCACCGACGATTCGCCACACATCACAGACGTCTCCACAAAAAACGTTTTGGGCCAATGATGCGCGATTTCGTTTGTTTGTAGGTGGTCGTGGATCTGGAAAAACACGTGCTGGTGCAGTCGAAGCACTGCGACAGCCCAAAGACACGACAGGTCTGGTCGTTGCACCTACCTATCCCATGCTTCGTCTTGGTGCCATGGAAACCATTCTGAAACTAACTGCCAAGGCAGGCATTGTGACTGCATGGAATAAGAGTGAAATGGAATTGCGTTTGATTGGCAATCGACGCATCATCTTTCGCAGTGCTGACAATCCAGATCGTTTGCGAGGTGCCAATGCTGGATGGCTATGGCTCGACGAAGTCGCAATGATGGATGCAGAGATTTGGCCATTGTCCATTGCGACATTGCGAGAATCTCCAGGTAGAGCATGGATGACGACGACTCCAAGAGGAAAAGATTGGGTCTATGAGCTTTTCACTGGCGATCACAAAGACTATGCCACAGTGAGAAGCAAGACCACAGACAATTTCTTTCTGGATGACACATTCGTTGCCACACTGCGCCAGTCCATGACATCTGAGATGTATCGACAAGAAGTAGATGGCGAATTCACTGATCCCATTGGCACACTGTTTCGCAGAGAATGGCTTAGACTCACTGATGTGCGTCCACATGGCACCAAATGGTTTCGGTATTGGGATTTAGCCACATCAACGAAGCAGTCAGCAGACTACACTGCATCTGTGCGATGCTGTCTGCATGAAGGTGTGCTGTACATTGCTGATGGCATCCACATGCGCGCAGAATGGCCAGATGTGCGACGTGTCATGGTGTCGATCATGCGCAGTGAGACAGACACCACACATGGCATTGAAAAAGCCATGAATGGTCTGGCTGCTGTGCAGGAATTGCGACGACTGCCAGAATTGGCATCTGTGCCATTTCGCGGAATCGATGTGCGAGGTGATAAAATTCAGCGTGCTATGCCATGGGCAGGAAGAGCTGAAGCAGGTGCAGTGCGCATCGTTGCTGGCGCATGGGTCCGAGATTTTTTAGATGAGACTGTGGCGTTTCCTCATGCGCCACATGATGACTATGTGGACGCAGTGAGTGGTGCAGTAGGTATGCTCAGCACGCCAAAGATAGAATGGAGTTTTGCATAATGCCAATTCAGTATCCAAATGGATGGCTAGAAGCCATGAATCGAAGCGGAAAGCTGTATTCTCCAGCTGATGCGTATCGATTGGTGCCCATGCTCTATCGCGCAGTCAATCTGCGCGCAGATGCTTTGTCCAGTGTGCCATTTCAGCTGACACGCAATAATCAGCCAGTCGAATGGCCATGGCAGATGAATGTGCCACAGCTCATCAAGGATACTGAGCGCAGTTTGCTTGTGTTTGGCGCAGCTTACTGGCTTCGTGTGGTCAAAGGCCGTACACTGACTGGCTTTATCTGTCTAAATCCTGCGAACACCACATGGTTTTTTGACCAAGGGAAAGCAGACATCTATGATCCGTATCGAGGAATGATTTGGTCACAGACTCTCAATGGTCGTCTGTATGGGCCATGGACGATTGATGACATTGTGTATTTTCGTGAGCCAAGCTTTGTGGAGGATGTTGGGCCTGGTCTTGCTCCAGCAGCAGTGGCACTGCAACATGCGCAATTGTCGCACTACCTGACTGCATTCGCCACAGCATTCTTCCAAGGTGGCGCACAGCCAGTCACAGTAATGAATCTGCCAGAGTATACCGATACTGCTGAGGTAGAGCGATTCAGTGCAGACATCAATGCCAAAGCTGGTGGTGGCATCATGAATGCATTCAAGTATTTGTTTCTGCGCAGTCCAGATTTGAAGGTGACGCAGATTACGCCAAACATCGACACCATGCAAATGCCAGAATTGTCTGAGCGTACCATCACTGCAATGGCAGCGACTCTTGGTGTTCCTCGCACCATGTTGGAAGCCAGTGCAGCAAACTATGCAACAGCAGACAGTGATCGGCAGAGTTTCTGGCGAGAGACCATCACTCCAAGACTCAACATGTACGAATCAGTCATCAATTCGCAATTGCTCAATCCTCTCAAATACCAATTTCGATTTAATCCAGAAACCATGGATGTATTCCAGACAGACGAAGCTGCGCGTTCGTCTAGCTTTCTGCACTATGTGCAAGGTGGCATTCCTGCGCGATCTGCTGCGCAATTGCTTGGTGTTGACAATCTGGATGAGTATTGGCCAGCAGATACTGCACCAACACCAGTCGTCACAGATGCAGTCACAGAGACGGTCAATCCTGCACCAGTCTCTGAGCCATTGCCTGTGGAGCCAGAGATTGTTGCACTGCCTGCAGATGCTGAAGCAAAAAATGCAGAATGGGCACTACTCGCAAAAAAAATTGAGCGCAGAATTAAAACCGGTCGCGATCCCAAGACATCATTTGATTCTGCGCTGATTCCGATTGACCGTATTGATGCGGTCATGGAGCGATGCTACAAAGGGATGACCGTCGCAGATGTGCATGAAATCATTCATGCCATTAAAGCGCCAGTAGACGACATGACACCAGATGAATTGCGCATTTACAATCGCATCATCAAGGAAATGCGTGCCAAAGGCCAGCAATGGGCACGCGATATCGTCAAAGACAAAACACCAGAGACATCACTGCGAGAAGTAATCAAGCCAGTGCTGGATGCTGAGCTGAATACGACCATGGGAAAACGCATCGACAGACTAGGTACACAATTCAGCATTCCTATGGATACTGGAGACCAGTCGCGATATATCCAAGACTGGCTGTCTGATTACACACCAAAGACCACAGATAAGATTGACCAGACCACAGCAGATCGCATCAAGCCGATCATAGAAATGTATCGCACCACACCAGGTATGACCATTCAAGATTTGGAAGCTGCTGTGCTTCCTCTTAGTGATCCCATGCGTGCCAAGATGATAGCCATCACAGAGACCACACGCGCAGCTACGCAGGCAACGACGTCTTACAAAGATTATCTTGCACAGCGAGGAATTCAGATGACACGTGTCTGGAATACAGATGCAGATGAGCTTGTGTGTGACATCTGTACTGGCCGGGTCTATGGCGTGAAGCTGAATGGAGCGACTGAAGACCAATGGCCAGCTGAATTGTCTGAAGGGCCTCCAGCACACGTCAATTGTCGATGTGACACGTCTCTGAGATTGGTGAAATAATGGCAAACAGCATCACAGTAGAAATGCTTGGCAGGATTGGTGAAGCGCAGATTGGCGAGATGATTCGCACAGTTACACTTGGATATGCTGTGCTTGTGCAAGGCCAGCTGAATGAGGATAAACCAGCACCTCCAGCAAGAGGAAGCATGAAATTTAAATCTGAGAAGCAACGACGATTTGTCATGGCGAATTACAAAAAAGGTGCAATCACTGTGCCATATAAGCGAGGTACTGGATCAGGATTGAAAGGAAGCGAGACATTGAATCGCTCATATCGTGTTGATTTGCAAGGTGATGAAGCAGTGCTGACTAGCGCAGCTTCGTATGCACCATATGTCGTTGGTGATCAGCAAGCAGACATACACAAAGGAAGATGGAATACTGCTTCGCAAGCTGTTGATACCATCCAGGCCAATGGCACGCTCGAAAAACTTGTCGCACAAGCAATGGAGTCTCTCTGATGCCATATCATATTGAAGTAGAGAATGGCAACTATTGTGTGTACAAAGATGGCGAAAGCGAAGCAATGCAATGCTATCAAAGCATTGACAAAGCAAACGCATATCTGACTGCACTCAACATCGCCACAGCGAATGAAATCAAAGCGACGTACATTGCGCCACAGTCTGTGGCAGACAATGCCAGACTTGCGCTCGATGTGCGATCTGAGAAGCCACAAAGCCAGCAAGGAATGACTGCTGTTGGCTTAGCACGCGCAAACCAATTGGCCAATCGTGAGCCAATCAGTTTGGAAACTGTACAGCGAATGGTGGCATACTTTGATCGTCATGAGATTGACAAAGAAGGTGCAACATGGTCTGAGCGAGGAAAAGGATGGCAGGCCTGGCATGGATGGGGTGGAGACGAAGGAAAAGTGTGGGCACGTCAAATTGTAGAGGAGATCAACATGGCAACGAAAGCTTCGCGACGACATTCAGAGACTGACATGGAAGCACTGCGCATTGCTGCGCATCACACGAAACAGACCATGAAGGCACTGCGTACTGTTGGCTATGATGGCAT